ATTATTTGAGAAAGATAATGTTGCTGTATAATGGACGAATTTTGGAAATGGTGGATTTTAAGCATGGTTACAATTAATACTGTAATTAATTCTGTAGTTTTTATTGTAGGTCGTAAGTTTAATACTACTAGTCTATATAAGTTTAAAAATAGAAAAAAAATAGAGGGGAAATGAAAACATCAGAAATTTTGAGTGAAGCAAAGAATCTTGTAGATGGGGATAGGCATAAGGATTATGGGGATAAAACAGAAAACCATAAAAATATAGCTAAACTATGGTCAGCTTATTTAGATACAAAAGTAGAACCACATGATGTAGCAATTATGATGGCTTTATTGAAAATGGCTAGAACAAAATTAGGTGCTGTAAGTAAAGATACTTACATAGATATGGCTGCGTATGGTGCGATAGCCGGTGAAATACAATTTAAAAAGGAAAGTAATGAAACAGATAACAGTTGAACAATTAAATGCTCTGTTAAAATATCTAGGAACTAGACCTTATACTGAGGTTTTTAGTTTGATAACAATATTAACACAACTGCCAGATGTAGAGAAGAAAAATGGCAGAAAAGAAGATACCAAACAGTAATGAAGCAGTACTACAATTATTATATTTTGGAATTGATTCAAAGGGTAATTTTTTTTCGGAGAAATGGACTTGCCCACCAGAGGAGTTTCGTAAACACATGGATAAGTGGAACGATAATTACGTAGATACAATAAGGTACGAGAACGTGATAAAATATATAGATAATCTATTTGAACGAGATATTAAAGATGTTAGAGGATATTTAGGATGACAAAAACTATTGTAAATATAGTGCAAAATGATTCTGGCGGAACTAATCCAGATACCCACGCACATGAAGATAAAATTTGGGAATTAACTTTTGAGGATAATGATACAACAAATCTAACAAGAATGAAAATGATGGAATTGTTGACAAAGGGAACTGTACCTACAAAAACAGTACATTCATTTAGGAAATGGGAATTAACAACAACACATGGTGCTCATATTAGAACTTGGGTTGTTGTATATGATGATAAGTCTCATGTACAATTAACTAACACCGATTTTTATTCGCTGTTATCTAATGGTCATAAAAATAGAGGGGAAGAACCTAAGGTTGAAGAACCTAAGAAAGAAAGTAGTGCACCTGTTAATCCTGTATTGTTTCAAGAGAAAAAATCTTTAACAACTCCCGAAGAACGAGAGCAACTAAAAGAATTAAGGCAAGGATTAAGGGAAAATTATGTTCCTGTTTATGGTAAAAAGGTAGATACACTAACCAATTTAGAGGAAGAAGTTAGTTAGATAGAGGATTATTTGATTCTAATTTAATTTCTTCTATTTGTGTATTCTGTAATTCATTTTCTTTTAAAGCTATTGCAATTTGTTTAGATAGTTCTGATATTAAACTTTCAATTGATTTAATAGTCTCACGAATTGGTGCTATAATAGGGTCTATAATAAAAGGTTCTGGTATATCAAGCATAGCCATTTCTTCTCTTATTTTTCCTATCTCTTTAAATACAGCAGTTAAATCAACAGGTTGTATTTTATCATCAACCTTTTTAATTCTATCAATTAAATCTACTTTATATTCATTAGCATACAACAATACTTCATCGAATTGTTCTGCTAATTCTTTATCTTTTTCTACTAGTGGTTGTAAATTTACTGGTGGTTCGTTTTCCAATGCAGAAAGTCTAGTATTGAACTCGCCCCACGCATAAAAACCTCCACCGATAGCTCCAATTACACCTACTAGTGCGGCATACGTGCTAAGTTTATCCATTATTTTCATTGTTTAAGTGCCTCCAGTTCAGCGATTAGTTTGTTTTTTTTATTGTTTATCTCTATTAATTTAACTCTGTGTACTTCTACAGCATCATTATCTGTGTAGGAATTTAGAGATGCTCCTACATATATCTCTCCAGAATAGGAAGATAAATCTATCTGTAAAAATAGCCCCGCATTCGCTTGTTCATATATATCCTTTGCAGAATAAAATGCTAAATCTTTATACGAATCGAGGCTATTACTTTTAAAAAATAAATCCTCTTTTGATAAGTTTTCAGTTGTTTCTTTTGTAACTTTAGCTATTTGTTTAGCTATTTTTTTTAAATTCTGTTTTAATTTGCTTTCTATTTTTGTAACATCTGTAACAATCCTGTCATCGGTGTCCACTTCTCGGTCTTCCGATTGTATATCATCTTGCTCTCCACTTTCTTCTGTCTGTACATCGGATTCCTCAGTTGTTTCGCTATCGGATTCCTCCTCTTGTGTATCTTCTTGTGGCTCTGGTTCATTTGTTGATTCATTATTTGCTACTTCTGTTTCTTCTTCTATCGTTTCAGCTTCTGGCTCAAGCTCCACTGTTTCTTCCTCAGTTTCAATAACCTCTGGTGTGCTTTCTTCAACTGTCTCGACTTCTTCAAACTCTTCTTCAAACTCTTCAAAAGATTCCGTAGTAGGTTCATCATTAAACTCCTCCTCGGTTATCTCCTCAAAAAACTCTTCGGCTGTTATGCCTTCGTCTTCTAGAAACTCCATGAACTCTTCTTCCATGCCAGTCTCTTCTAAAAATTCAGTAAAATCCTCCTCAAATTCTTCAGTAAATATTTCCTCCATCATTTCCATAGGTGGAGGTTCTAACATATAATTCTCTTCAAAAAATACCTCTTCTATCACAGGCATTTCTTCAAAAGTTTCAAACTCTTCAAATATTGGCGGCTGTTCAAAATCACCTATGTCAAACTCTTCCATTTCAAATTCTTCAAAGTACATATCTTCTTCCATCATATACTCGTCTTCAAAATAGAAATCAGTCCCTATCATATACTCATCTTCTTCCCAAGTATATGTATCTTCAAATACTATATCATCATTATACCAATCAAAATCTTCTGGAATATCTTCTATTATATCTACAATATCTTCAATAGATTCTTGAGTATCATCATCAATAGGACTATACTCTGTGTTATTATAAGTCATCGTTAAAGATGAACCTAATAAATTTGGGCCTTGTCTAGATTGATTAGTGTAGTTACTATCTGTACCTTGCCATGACCAATCTACTTTATTAGAACCAACACCTAAGTATATAATTCTATCATTGTATTGGCCACAATTTGCAGTTATACCTGTAGTAGTTGTACCCGGATATCCGTTACAGTTACCTTGAAATCCTGTAACCTCAGTTCTAGTTTGTGTTGTAGTAGATAATATATTACCACTAGAATCTTTTAATACAATAGTTGTAGTATGAGAATCATTACTACCACCTTTGGATTCACAGTTACCTTCCGTACTTTCACAATTTGCTACATCAATATAACTATTTAATGTAATGCCATTATCTAGCATTGATTGATTAATAGAATTATTTGTTAATGCTATATCATCAACACTAACTTTTGCAGTTCCTGTTACTTCAAAGTCACCGCCTACACTATATTTGTATCCACAGTTAGATTGATTAGTACAAGTAATATCAAAGCCATTAACTGTAGAGCCATTAGTAACATACCCAGAAGAATTAGCAGAATTAATTTGGTCTGTGCTACTAGAACCCCAGTCTACTCCATCACCAGAGTTAGGTAATAAATTACTTGTAGTTACTTCGGTGCTATTCGTGTATGTTGATAGGAGTAGGGTCAACAATAATGTCGGTATCCACAATCTCATCTACTTCCTCCTGCTCTTTTAGTGTAGCTAACTTTTTCTTTTGCTTCTCTATTTTTATAGCAAGTTCTTCTTGTTCTTTTTGTATTCTTATAGCTTCTAATCTTGCTTCTTCTTCCGCTATTTGTCTATCTATTCTAGCAATAGCTTCAGATTTTATTAAATAATCTTCATAGTCAGGTCTAAGTTCAGGATATTTATCCCACATTTCTTGAGCATCTTTACCTATTTTACCATTCCACGGACATGGAGTTCCTGCACTTTGCATTGCGGCATGAACACGAGAATCTTGACAAAGTATAGAAACAGCAGCCACTTTCATTCCATAATCATATAGAACTTTAGATAACTTTATGCGTTCACAATTTAAATCCCTGACGTGTTTGCCAACAGAAGCACCAAACCCCAAAGTAGAAACGGAACCACTAAGACCCATGCTACACACATCTTGAGACATTGAAGAGTAACTTGGTGAGTTTGCTGAGTTGACAGGTACGTCTGACCCATTGGTAGTTGTAGTATTTGTTGTTGTACTTGTTGTTGTGTTTGTTTGCCCATCATTATTATTTGTTGTTGTTGATGTATAGCCACCCGTTATCTGAGTGTTACTGCCTGAAGAATTTGTCTGGTCATTATCATCATTTGTTGAATCTGCTATAACAGGCTTTGCCCATACAGCTATTAATATTAATATCATTAACAATATAAAATTGTTTAGCACCCACTTCATTTACTTCTCCCTAGTATTAATATTTATCTTCTATAATTTTATAAATTTTTAAGTTACCTTCTGAATCGGGTCTAAGTTCTGCCTTGACTCGACCACATTCATACCGAATAGTATTAACTCTATTATCCGATAAATTTCTTTCAGCTTCTCTTTTAGCTTTTAAGCAATGAGATAAACCATCAGTTATCATGTGACCATCCAATGACCCATTAACAAACATACATAAACTAAACACATATTCTATTATCATTTAAAGACTTCCATTTTTATTTTCTCTTACTTTATCTTTTAATTTTTCTACATCCTCTTGTAATTTTAAAACTTGTGTTTTTAGAAAATCAATATTTACAGTATTGCTCATCATTGATTCCATTTCTGTTTGCATAACTTCTACTTGTGATGCCATAAATTCTATTAACATATACTGTTCAGAATCAGCAGGTAAACTACCCATTTCACCTCTAGGCCACTTAATTCTAAATTCTGTATTCTTTTCTAAATCTTTTTCTGCTAATACTAATGAGGTTTCTATGGTTGTAATTCTTGATACCACTCCAAAATAAGCCCACACTCCCAATGCTACTGCTGCTATAATACTTAGCAGGTTTCGAACAGGCATTGCTACACTTGTGCTATCACTTAATTTCATTTTTTGTTCTTTCCTCTTTTTGTTTTAAAGATTCTTTCATAGATATATCTAAAACTTCTTGTTCTTTTTTTATGTGAGTATAAAAATCATTTACAACAGGATTATTTTTTTTCATAGCTCTGTTGCGTTTTGTTAAAAACCATTTATATTTTTTATTAGCCACTACTTTTTAACTAGACTTCCACCAAAGTACAATCCAATGATTGATGCCATTAAATGTGTATCCATTGGTGTTATTACAACACCTGCATACTGTCTATCAACAAGCATTTCTTTTTGTTCAATTAAGAACAAGAAACCTCTACTAAATTCTGTCCATGTTAAAAAGACACTTGTATCAAAAAACACAGGTACAAGTTTAGGCCATACAATAATAAAGAACACTGCTGTTAGTGCAATGATTCTTCTTGTAAATTGAAAACCTTTATTCTCATATTTTCTGGCTTTATCTATTTCATCCATTTGAAATTTTCCACGAGCAAGTAACATTTTTTGTGATTCTTGTTTTGCTTTTATGCTTTGACCCCAAATAGTCATAACACCGCCTAGTACACTAGACCCTAACATCGTAATCATTTCTACTGGTAATCCAAACATATTATCCTCTATTATCTTTCCAATTTGATTGTTTTTTTCCTGCTTGTGCTGTATTCCAAAGTTGTTCTCTTACTTTATTTTCATTACTACTAATTAAATTTGCTATTTTAAAAGCAGTAGGTATCTGTACTAAATCTTTATTTTCCAGATACCTATCATGCTCTTCAAAAGTTAATAGCTTTTCAAAAGTACGGCCTGTTTTTTTATTTTTAAATTTATAAAACGGCATTATATATAACTATAAGTGCAATGATTACAACAGCAGTTAGGCCAATTTTACCCTTCTTGCTTAAACCATTCCACATTGTTTTAAGTTTTTCCATATCTCCTCCTAGTCAGTTATTTTCATAAAAGCCCATATAGCACCAAGCACACCACCTATTGCTAAAAATACTTTTATTCCTCCAACTCCCATGTTGGATGTAGCGTTCAAATCTCTAATTTGTTTTTGCATAATGTTTAAATCTTCTCTGATGTAGCGAACATCTGTTTTTAGTTCAGCTATTTCTTTTTCCCACTCAGCCATTATACTATTCTATTTCTTCCGGGTTGATTTTTAATTTGTTCTTGATTTATACCAATTCCTTCATTGGCTTGTAAAGAACGTTCATCTTCGTTATCATAAAATGATTTAGAATTAGTGTTAGCATAACTAGAAAATATTTCTTTAGCTCTTTCTTGAGATTCAAAATAAGGCATCCAATCTTTGTAAGGTGTTTCCCATTCTCCTTGACCACCAAATTTATTTGCAAATTCTGGTAATCCTTCTGTATCACCTCTAGATATTCTTATCATAGGTTTCATCCACCATTTCAAAAAGTCTTTTCTAATTGTTGGTTTTAATAATCCTTTGTCAAAAATAACAGTAGCTAAAAGATATGATGCCTCTGGGTCAGTTGCCATTTGTTCTAGCATTCTACCTTTTCTAAATCTCACATCTTGAATTAACAATTCTGTTAATACATAACGAGGAGATACAACACCTCTTGCAATTGAGTACATTCTAGATATAATTTGCTCAACTCTAAATTGTCTTGGTAATTGGTCAACTGTTGCAGGTGTGATATCACCGACTACAACATTTAATAAAGAACGCATTTCTTCTAGTTCTTCAAATCTATTTTGTCCTGTTATAGGATTTTTACCCATAAACTTTTTTAAAATATTTCTATTACTATCAATATATTCTTCAAATACATCAATCTTCATATCAAGTACTCCTTTAAATCCCTTTTTACCTCTGCTTCCTATATCTCCTATTTGTATTCCCTGTCTTCCGGCATTAGAAAATAAAGATTCCATTGCCCCATCATATAACATACGTTCAAAACCTTGCATAGCAACTTTATCACCACTATCTTTAATAATTTTTGCAACAGCAGAAGCTAAATCAGTATTGCCACCACCATAACTGCTATCTAAAATGGCTTTTCTAAAGTCCTCTTCTTTTGTTATTCCTTTTAATTGTTTTAGATTTTCTATATCTACATTACCTAAATCTTTTGTTAATGCCTCATCTACTCCTCGTTTCATTCTATCACCTACATATTGAACATCTTTTTCTAAACGTCTAAATACAGGTTCTAAAACTGTTTGTATTCTAGATATAGTTTCTTTATTTGTAGGGAAAGAACCTGATGCAATTTGTCCTGCAATTTTTCTTCCATACTCTGTTGTTTCTGGGTCATCTAATTTATGTCCTAAAACATCAGAAAATTCTTCGAACCATCCATCTTTAGGTTTTTTATTTAATTCTAATTTATTTATTAATGCTTCATTCATTAATTTTTTTGCTGTTTTTAAATCTTCTGCATCATCAAAGATAGAATTAAATAATCGTTTTGATTCAACAGGGTCTTTTGCATCCATAAATACATCAAAAAGATTTGTTGAACCTGTTAGTCTATCACCACTTCTGCTTTTAGCAATTAATTTTTTAGCAATTCCTCTTCTCCATACTGAACCAATTGTTCTGTACCAATTATCATTTGCTTTTTTCCAAGCTATTGCTGATTTATCACCACCTTCTCCTGCAAATTTATTTAAACTTGCTGTAATGCTATCAGCTAAATCCATATTTAACCATGCATTAGTTTTATTTGTAGCATTTAATGCACTATTTGCTCCACTGTATAGCCCCTGTCTCCATCTAACTAAATCTTTTAATGAAATTTTCAAATTAATTTCTGGTAATTGTGCTCCAGTATACAGAGCTAGTGACTCTATTAAAGCTTGTGGCCCATTAGTTTCCAGTATATTTGCTATTTCATCTGGTGTTTTCTTTAAAACTCCTTCTGCATATTGTGCTAAAGCTTCAACATTTGTTTGTTCACCACTACCAAATTTTTCTATTAATCCCTGTTCTCTTTTTTCTACAAGTTCATCATAGAATTTCATTTCTGGTGTCCCTAGTCCTGCTAATCTTCTTGCATCATCAGGATTTTCATCCATTAATTTATATATTCGTCCTCCAAAATCTGCTGCGATTTCATTAGCCATATTTTCATTTAAAGAAACATTATCTTTATATCCCGGAATTTCATCATACATTCTATGACCTGCATCAAAGTCTACTTTAGATACTTTATTAATTAATTTTTCTGATGCTGTTCCAAATTTATTTAATGAAGCATCACTAGATAGTCCTCTATCAACTAATAAAATACTACGATTATTTCCATTAACATCTTTATACCCATATCGTACAACACCATTTCTTGAAAATAAATCTTTCATATTTGTAGAATCTGCACCTTGTACAAAAGATGGAATTTCATTATAATTAATACGTTTTAAAAATGTTCCCGGTTTATCTGGGTCTTCAAGTCTTAAAAATCCTGCTTCATCTAAATCAAATGCTCTTGATTCTAACAGTTCACTTGCCGCACCATCTATTTGCTGTGTTTCAATTTTTAATTTTGTAACGTTTGCATCAATTATTTTATTAACTTCATTATGATTATAACTTTGTAAACGTTCATAATTATCATTAACTTGTTTTTTAAATGCACGTAATAAACTTCCAAATCTTGAATCACCATATTGTTGTGCACCATATTCCATTAATATTTCATTTAATGCATTAGATTGTTCCGCAATTCTTTTTTGCATTTCTAATTTATTTGGGTCTCTAAGTATATTTGTTATGCTTGGTAATTTACCTACATTAGCTCTACCCATAACTCGTGATTCAATTGTTTGTAACGCACTTAAATTAAGTGAATGTGATAACATTGAATAAACTCTACCTGAACCATCATCATATTTACTTAACATTTCATGTAATACTTCTAATTGTAACTTAATATCTTCTCTCATTTCTCTAGGAAGTTTATCAATTTCATCAGCTAATCTTCTAAACTCTCTTAATTTAGTTCTTTCTGCTTTTTTAATTATACCTCCTGTCATTGATGGGAATGTTGTAGCCATTCTTGAATAAGAAGCCTTAACTGAATCAGGCATATTTAATATTTCTCTTTCCTTAAACCCAATTCCACGTAAAAATGCATTTGTTTTTTCTGCATTATCTAATGTATCACTAGATTTCCATCTCATTGCGTTTACCCAGTCACCCCCATAACGAACAGCACCACCAATTAATCTAGGCCCCATTAAGCCGCCACCAATTTCTCCGATTACAGAAGCCCATCGTCCTAGAACTTCCTGTGCTGTCATTCCCATTGTTGCTGAAGCTAACATTGCATAAGTTTCTGCCTCTGCAAATGCTCCTGCCGGTAATGCTTTCATCCATAAACCTTCTGTTGTATACAAATCAACATTCTTAATCATTTTTTCAGCTTCTTTTGCACCTTGTTCAGCCGAAACTTTTTTTCTAATTTCTCTTGTAGTTACTCTTGATTTTTTCAAAGCTTCCATTTGTTCTTTAGTACTTTGTTTTACAATATTACCATTTTTATCTATAACTAAACCTTTTCTAGCAATACTTTCAACTTCACCTCTACTCATACTTTTAACTTTAGCTACTTGTAATATCGCATCATCATATTTTGTTCCGCTTTCAACTAAACTTTTAACCATTGTTGCAGCCCCAGTTCGTGCTTCTTTAATACCTGCTGCTTTATCTCCAAAATACCTAACATATTTTTTTGCTCTTAATACTCTTCCTAAACCTAATGTTCCTATAGTCCCTAATTCAGCCGCTAAAATTTCAGCAAAATTTCCTATTTTTCCTAGTTCTTGTCCTTCAAATGGTGCTATAATATGACCATCTGGTGTTAGTACTCCTTGCTCTTTATCAACCATTTTTAACCAGTAATGATGTTTCCATCTGTTTGCTGAATTATCATTTGGACGAGCTACATCTAATCGTACAAAATCTCTAGGATTTGCTGTAACATATGCCCAAGCTTCCATAGGGCCATCTGGATTACCTGTTGTCAATGCTCTACGTCTAGCATTTGCAATATACTTTTCTATTGGGTCTTTTCTGCTATCATATTTAAAAGCAGGTAACCCCATATACCTATTATGAATCCAGTCAAGAGGTTTTGCTAAATTTTGTGGGTCTACCCCTTCTCTTACTAAATCAACTAAACCATTCCATACTAAAGCAGTGCCTCTTATTGAGCCTTTTCTAGCACGTTCATGTACAGGGTCATTTTGTGCTGCATTTTTATTATAAATTAATCCTCCTTTAGGATTATTTGCATTCGTACTTGCTAATGAAAAAATTGCATCAGACGCTGCTTCTTCATCATCAATACGACTATCCCATGTTTCTTGATTTTGCCTTTTAAAATATTCTGTTAAAGTATTTAATGAATTTGCACCATATTTTTCTTCAAAATCATATTCACCAATTTCTATAAACTCATCAAATAAATCTCTTGATTTCTGTTTAGCTATAAATTTTCTTTTTTCATCTGATGTCATTACCATTATTATTCTTCTCCTTGTATATTTGGAACTCTATTATCAATTGTTTCATCCGTACTCCCTATTTTATTTAATAAAGATTGAGGAACATTTGGTAAATATCGTTTTAAATAAGCTTCTTTCATAAGTTTTGCTATAGGTATATCTCCTTTATATCCGCTAAACATTGTATTAGCTAAACGTGCTATAGCTTTATCAAGACCATAGTATGCTGTTTCTGGTATATCAGGCAGTTGTCCCGGTTCTTGAATTTGAAACTCTTGTTGTACTTCTGTGCCTAATAAATCATGTATAGCTTGAGCAACATTCCAATAATTCATTTGTTTATCACCACCATATGTAATAGTCTCACCTTTTAACCACTCGATTTGAGAAGCTAAAGGTTTATTTTCCCATTTATCTTCTATGCCAAAATCAGGTAATTGATTTATATCACTTATTTTTTGTTCTAATTCATTATCTGGAATAATCATTAATTTTTGCCTATCACTCATTCCCTGAAATAAAGTTCCTATATCTTTATCATTAACAGCCGATACAAGTTGTCCTCTATCATCAAGTTTAACATCTGGTGCAGCACCATAATTATCATCCATAAATTTTCGTATTACTGCAACTCGTTTACTCATAATTTTATTTGGTTTAAATATAGTTTCATATTCATCCCATAAATTTTGTTTAGCTTTTATAAAATTATTATATTTTGCCATAATTGCAGCCCCATGTTCAGAAGTTTCTCCAGAAAATATTTCTGCAGAAATTTGTGATTTACGTACAGAATCTTTAATAATATCTAATCGTGCTATTACCGAAGTTGCATCACTTAACCATCCACCTTTAACACGTTTTAATGCTTGTTCAAAGTCATTATCAGATACTGCTTTACCACCAGAACCTTGTTCAATTTTTGCTAATCTATAAGCAATGCTAATTGTTAAAACATCTTTTTGAGCTTCAATTACTTGATTAACATAATCTTGTTTCATCCCTGAATCTTTCATTTTTCGATAAGCTGAATTTAATGTATCATATGCTTCTTGCATTTGTATATGAGTTGTAGAATCAGCAGCCATGTCTCCAAAATCTACAATTCCAAGTTCTCTATTATGTCCACTAACAATTTCTCCCATCAAACTTGATAATTTTCTTAATTGAGCATCCGGGCCATAAACTGCTTCTGCTAAAATTTGAGAAATTGCTGCTGCGGCACCGGCTGTTCCAGACTCTTCATAAAATCCTCTTAATTTATCAATTTCTGTTATGAGAAGTTCTGTTTCAGCTAAAGCATTTTGTGCAACACCTGCCATTTGTTTTACTGTTTCTTCTGAGTTACCCATAGATACTTTTGTATAGGAATCTCCACTTCTATTTAATTTATATTTTTTATGGCCTACATATAAAGCTTCAACAATTTGACTATCACTTAAACCATAAGATGCTTGAAGTTCAGCTAATTCTCTCATATATGTATGTGTAGTAATATATTTTTTACTTCTTTGGTATCCTAATGTTGCTGCAACTTTCATCCAAGGCTGTTGATTTGATGCTTGTGTTTCTGACATATTACCATACTGACCATTTGTTAATACTTCATGTCCAAAATTGTCACCATAAGTTTCTTCAAAATTTGGTATGTTTTCCCAATCAAAATCTTCAGGATGTTCTGTTACTATATCTTTATTAATATTTAATGTTTCCCCAGTTTTATCATCAATCTTTTTATCTAATTCCCATGTTGGGTCAACACCTCTAATACCTTCAAAAAATCTGTTCCCTAAAACATTTTCTAAATTACTATAATCATAAGCCTGTATAACATTATTACCTTCACCATCTGGACGATAATGAAAAAAATCATTTGCTTTTGCTACTAAATATGATTGTAAATTATCTAGGTCATATGCACTCATTGATTGTAATGCTTTTATATTGTCAGGATTATCAAAGGCTCTTACAGCATTATTAAACAATACTCTTCGTTTTGCAGGGTCATTAGGAGCATTTGTTAAATCAGAACCATATTGAATATGAAAATCACCAAAAAATTCATCATCTAATTCTTCATTTAGATGTTTTTGTTTTTGTAATGACATCGTTTCTATTTCTTTTTGACCTGCAAGATTTCTTTGTTCTTGCATAATATCTGAAAATTTACCGGCTGCTCCACCAATAAATGCGTATAATCCTGCCATTATATTCCTCCTCGTTTAGGCATAAATCCACCTAAGTCTTGTGGTAATTGTGCCATTTGTTCTTCAATAGCTTGAGCTTCTTCCATTTCCATATCTGGTTGCTCTTCCTGTTGCCCTTCTTGTGCTGCTAATAATGCTGCATATTTATCAGGTTCATTTTCATTAAGCATCATCATTAAATCATTATCATCAACACTATTTTGTTCTTCAGGAGGAACATTAAATAATACAGCTTCTATATTATTATTTCTTGCTTCTCCAATAAAATATGTCGCTAATGCAGGTTTAATTATTTCTGCTGTATCAGGAGACCATTTACCTTCTACAAATCCCATAAATGTAATCGTATTTACCATAGATTCTATAGGTGTACCTGCCGCCATTAAATCTAGCATATTAACTTTTACTTTTGGTTGACTTTCTATTTTTTCAATAATACCTATAGCTGCTTCATCTGGTTTAGAATGCTGTGGGGGATTTTCCCAAGGACGATTTTGTAATGTTGAAGTCATTCCTTCTCCGGGAATAGGTCTATTAAATGGGTCAATATTTTGTAGTTGTTTTTTCATTATGATAATTTCTCACTTCCTAAACCAATTGTTGGTGATGCAGCTTCAGATGATGTTGATTTACTATAAATATCATAGTTACCAATTCTATTTTTTCTGTATACAGCTTCCATATATGGTTGATTTGCTAAAGTATCCATTCCTGTTTTTACAGAAAAATTATTTTGATTAAATAATTCTTGTAATGCTTCTTTCATTGCTCTAACTTGTGCTTTATCACCACTAGGACTAGGAGCATAAGTTGTAATACCGGGTAATGTAAACCCTGCTTGTTGTACTCTTTCTTGTATTCCTGCAGTACCATCTTTATCAGCACCTAAAAATTTTCTACCTATATCTATAAATCCTTTTGCCTCCCCTAATTCTGCTGTCCCACTTAAAACTTTAGATACCAGTGGTGTACCTGCTACAATTAAAGGTAATATTGATTTTAAATCCATTCTAATCTCCTAACCAGTTGTTTTTTCTCCAGAACCTTTTAAGTTAAATATACCATCAATAACAGCAGCACCTAAATTCATCCACATTGCATCTTTTGCTTTTTGATTATAAGAACTCATTGAAAAATTATTTTGCTGTGCTGTTAAAGCTGCTTGATGTGCTCTTGCTTCTCTTGATTCAACTAAATTAACAAACCATTCTGCTTCATCTCTATATCTATTCCACAATCTATTTTGTGCTGTAGTAGTTAAATCTAAAAGATTCTGTGCATTGATTTGATTAACTCTATTTTGTTCTGCTGTATTTGTTGTATTAATAGCTCTTCTCCATTGCACATTTGATTGGTTAATTAACTGTGTCATTTCAGCATTAAATTTATCACGACTATCTTCCATTTGTGCATCAAACTTACGTAAAGAGTTTGCTTGGTCAACGTTAAATTGTTGCTGTGCGGAAGTTCTATTAAAATTTGCTGCTTGTACTTGTGCTCCAAGCTGTGCAAAAAATTGACTAATTTGATTTTGACTAGTAGCATTAAATTGTTCAGCCGCATTAGTTGCCGCTTGGTCAGTAAATAATCCTTGATTTTTTGCTTGTGCATTTAATGCTGAAGCTTGTTGTTTATTGTCTAAATTTTTCATATCCATTTGTAAAAATTGTCTTGCATTTTCAACTGCTGAAGTTAATCGTGCGTCTAGATTTTTTGTATCCATACCTGCTAATGTTGCTGCATTTTGTAAAGCAGCTTGTTGATTATTATTTAAATTAGCAAGTTTCATTCCCTGCATCATTTTAGCATTTTCTAATGCTATTGTTTGCTCAGATGTAAAATTTAAATTATTAACTTCAGAAATTTTTGCTGCATTTGCGGCTCTAGCTTGTTGCTCATTTGTTAATTCTTGTCCTTGCATTGCTGCTCTCATTTGAGCATTTATAATAGCTGTCTGCTGTCTGTTACTTAAATTCTGTAATGCAAATTTTTGATGTACTTGGGCATCGGCTGCGGCAATAGGTACAACGGATTCCATCATTGCATGAATAATAGCTTGACCGGCCATACTTGATTGTCCTAAACCTCTTTGAGCCATAACTGCATTTGCTTTAGTTATTGCAGGTGCCGCCCATTGTGGTATTTGACCATTATTAAATTGGCCCATTAATTGTTGTAGCTGATACTGTACAGTTGCTTCTTCTGGTGTATTAATTTCTTGAGCAGTCGCTGTTGTGTAACCTCCAACATCTGATTGAGATGCGGCTGTAAATAATTCTGATGGGGAAAGTGTTCGTGTTACTTGAGTTGCTTGTGCTGCTGTTTCTTGAGCAGAAGTTGCTAATGCTTGTTGACTAACTGTACCTTGTGGAGCACTAATAGCTCCTTGAGAAACATTACCTAATTGAGCATTTGCTTCAGCTACAGAATTTAAAACATTTGTAGAAGAATAAGTTCCGGGGGTTGGTGTTGATGGTGCAGTTACACTTAAACCTGTAGTTGGAACTTGTTGTGAAGTAGTTGCTTGTACATCACCAACTGTTGTTCCTGTTGTAGTTTCTAATTCACCAGTTGCTAATGCTGCAGGAACTGTTGTTACTTCCGTACCACTAGGTAATGCGGTAGGTGTTGCCCCTGCTCCCTGTGCATTAATTCCTGCCTGTCCCATAGCTTGTTCAAGCTGTGGTTGATGTCTCTGCTCTAAAGTAGGAGTAGTTGTTCCGCCTGTTTGATATTTTTTCTTTTTAGTCGCCATTATCTTCCTTGCCTGTTATACTTTTTCCATGATTTTAATTTATGTTTATTTTTAGGTTTACTTCTTGTTGAATTACCTATACTTGTCCTTTTTCTTACTGGTGTAAAATATGCTCTTGTTGTTTGTACAGCCATTAAAATAATTTAATATTTTATCCTTTTGGATTATCACTACGAACTTTATTGTATGCTGTTTTATAAGCATCCCATTTAGTAGAACTACCACCTATTTCTTTTTCTGTATAAGCTTCCATAAAATCTTTAACACTTGGATATTCTTTTGCTCTTTTTCTTGCGTATGCTTTATTATCATAAGCTGTTTTTAATTCAGCTTGTTTTGCTTGAATGTCAGCTTTAGATATCTGTGCTGTTCCGTGATTCCATTCTATTGTATCAATATTTTCTTCTCTAATAGTAACTTGTGCTTTAGAGTTAATTGCTAAAATTGCTGCGAGTACATCATAATGTTCTTCCATATTATGCTCCTATTTCCATTAATGTTATACTAGAAGTAAACCCAACATTTCCACTTGTACTTCTATTAAAATGCATTCCGTTTGAAGCCGTTTGAGTACCTAAATAATAGGTAGTTGAACTTGTTGTATTCGGAGAATCAAGATACATAAAAGGTAATGAAATTGCTGAAGAATTAGAGTCATTTACATAATTATAAGAACCATTAAAAAAATCGTCATGGTCTGACCCACTATTTTTAAATACTGTACTATCTCTTTTTAATATTCCACCACATCTAGTATTATCATCATTTAGAGAAACAGTTAACATACCTAGTACTAAAACTTTACTATTAGATGAAGATGGTGTGATAGCTTGGTTAAGCCAGTAAACTGGAGAATCTGCTGTTGATGAAGTACTTTTAGAAGTGCTATAAGTTGAAACACATTGAAGCACCTTACCACCTCCTGCATCTGCAAAAGATAATGTACCACTTCCATCAGTTGTTATTGCTTGACCACTAGAGCCATCAGAAGTTGGTAAGTTAAATGTAGTACCTCCAGATTCAATAATTATTTTAGAACCATCAGAAGTTATACTTTCACCACCATCATCATAGAATTGTAATTTTCTTGAATCATTGATACGCATAACTTCATTTCCATCATACTGTTGGAAAATAATATCTTTCGCATCAACTGTAGGTTTAATTATAATATTACTACTTGAATTTGCTATGTCTAATACTTGTGTTCCTCCAGAAGAAAATTTAAAATTATTTCCTGCTGCGTCTAAAGTAATATCGGCTGCAGCATCAACAGTTAGGTTGTTTGCTGATATAGTCATATCAGTACCATCACCTTCAATCTTTTCTGAATCACCGCCAAATATAACACCTACATTGTTAGGTATATGTACATCACTTGTTGCTGTTAAATTAATTTTTGCACTAGAAGCAATAGTTAAATCAGTACCATCTCCTTCGATTTTTTCACCATCATCGCCAAAGGTTAAACCTATATTTGCAGGTACATTAATATCTCCACTTGACCCTACTTCAAAAGTAATGTCTGTACCATCGCCTGAAAGTGTTTCTTCAGCCGCACCTAACATTAACTTTTTACCAGATGCCATTTTAAGTGCAGAAACATCTCCATCAAATCTAGCAACTTCTGTAGCAGAGCCACCATCATTAACTTTAAATATAATATCTTTATCAGATACTTTAGATTCTATTACAAAATCAGAAGATGAATTAGAAAAATCACCAATAGCTGTTCCACCATCTTTAATAGTTACATTTGCTCCATCTGCATCTAATATAATATCTCCTGCAACATCTACAGTTAAATCTCCAGAACCTGTTTTTTGAGATATAGTATCTACTTTTATTTCACTTGCCATTTATTTTATCCCTCCAATGCTGCTACTTTAGTTTCTAAAGTTTCTATTTTTGTTATTGCTTCTTGTAATGCTCCAGTTAGTAAAGGAACTAATTTTGACTGGTCAATACCTTGCATATTTTCACCATCTTTTTCTCCACTAATAGCTTCTGGTACAATACCAGAAACCTCATGTGCAAAGAAACCATCTACAGTTTTATCTTTATCTACTTTAAAATTAAATTTGTAAGGTTTAAGTTGTTTAACTCTTGTTATACCATCAGTAATAGCTGTTTCATTTTCTTTTAATCTGTAATCTGAAGATGTGTTGTATTGAGTAGCAGAACTTGTTCTATTAATTGTTCCTACTTCATTACCACCAACCTTAAACATATATAATGTTGTAGTGCCAGTTGCTGTGCCGTTGTGAACTACATAAGCCTCAGTTGAGCCACCTTTAATAGTCATATAGCCATCACCAGCAGTACCGGGAATATGAATATCTCCATTACTTGCTAGTTGCATTCTTTCTGTAGCATTGGTAACAAATTTCATCATATTAGTGTCGTGATGATACCTTAATTGTCCTATATCATTATCTCCACTATCACCAAAATTTATAAAACTTTCACCACTTGTAGAATTAAGAAATGTCATTCCGTTATCACCATTTCTTTCTATAATTAATTCATCAGCACTACTATGAACATCAGCACCTGTATCAGAAATTCTGATATGAATACCTGCACCTAAATCTTTAGCTGTAACAACACCTAAAGTTGGAAGTAGTGTTGTACCAGAAACATCTAAGTTTCCATTTAAATCAACTAAAGTAGCAGCTAATTCTATTTCATCTGTTGCCGCAATATCTAAAACAGTTGCACTAGCACCTTGTATATATTGTGAAGCGTCATTAAAACAAAGTTTGTTTGTGCTATTTAAAGTTAATCCTGTTCCATCAGTATGTGTTAAAATAGTATCTTGGTCATTACCAAATTGAATTGTTCCACCATCAGCTAAAAATAAATCACTCCATTCAGCAGAAGCTGTACCTAAAGAATCTCCATCAGCAGAACTTGGGTCAGCAGAACTTGCTGTTGCCCATGATAATGTACCACTACCATTTGTTGATAGCATTTGACCACTAGAACCATCAGCACTTGGTAAAACCCAAGCTACATTAGAACTTACAGTTCCTGCTGATTTAAATGAAACATAATTTGAATCATCTGAATCATAGAGCTTTAGTTCTCCGGTTGCGTTTACTCTTATCTCTGCCATCTAACCCTCCAATGCCTTAACTTTAGTTTCTAAAGTTTCAATTCTTGTTTGTGCTTCTTGCAATGCTTTAATTGCTTTCATATATAATACAGAATATTTTATTGATTTAACTTTTTGTTTTTCTTCTCCAACTTTTTTATTATATATAACATTACCACTACCATCTAATTTTTCATCACCAATTTTTTTACCACTTGGTATTGTATCTCCATCTTGATAATACTTAGGACTACTTGTATCATCTACTAATGTACCAAAAGCACTATCTGATAAAACATCATTAACTGAAGGTGGATTTTCTTTTATTAATTTTGGAGAAACTAATTCAGCTTCTTGTGCTACTAAACCAATTTCTGTCCATGCTTTATCCTCTCCGTATTGTCTAACATCATCTTTCTTTTTAAAATTTCTTACTTTTAATGCTTTAATATCATTCCATTGAGAGTTTGCATCAACTATATTTTGTTTAATTCGTTGGTCAGATATTGCTCCATAAGAATTATCGTGATTTACAACATCACCATCTACAAAAACCATGAAACGCATAGCACTTGAATCTTGTGCGGCATAAAACTTTTGAGCAGTAGAGTCATTATTACTACCACTTGTATTAATAATAAGTCCACTTGGGTCACCTGCGTGAACATTATCAGCATTAATCCACCAATTACCACTAATTCCTGTACCATCTTTAATTGTTAAAAAAACATCAGAAGCTGATGTAACACCTAATCCCATAGTGTTAGTATCACCATTAGTAAATATCATATGAGTATTACCATTAGATTCTACTCTAAAATCTACATCGTCTGAATCATTATTTACTACAACTTCAGCACCACCAACTTGTAGTGTATGATTTGCACCCGCACCAAATATCATTCTTTCGTTATTGTGTTCATAAGTAATAAAACCTACATCATTATCTCCACTATCTCCAAAAAATATATTTCCACTATTACTCGTACCACTTAGTATGGACATACCAGAATTACCACTACCTTCAATAACCAACTCATCTGCATCTGAACTAACACTTGCACTACTATCGGCTGTTTTAATATGAAGTCCTGCACCTAAGTCACCTTCCGCACCTACTCCAACAACATCATTACCACCACTAACAAATAGCATATTAGCATTACCATTAGATTCAACTCTAAAATCCAAGTCATCAGAATCTTCATTAATAACAACTGCTGTATCCGTAATTGTTAATTGGTCATCATTAGAAGATGTTTGGTCATCAATACCTGCTAACGCACCAAATCCATTTGCTGTACCACTATTTGTAATAGTTGCTCCAGAATCAATTGTTAGAGTAGTGCCAGATAATACATTAATAGCATTAGCCCCAATTCGTAAATCTTCTGCACCAGAAACATATACTTTTAATGTATCGTCTGTTGCTCCTTCTATATATGTATCACCATCAGAATCTAAAATTAATTTCTGATTAGCACCATCTACTTCAATACCCATACTATACCACCACTAAGTTTCCATCAACTGTTACAGTTGCGTTAATTGTTATAGGCCCTGCTACTACAGAATTTTTTACTATTTGATTTATATCAATAGTAGAATCATTCTCCGGAAGAGTTTCTCCTCCCGGTGCATCACCAATATATATTGGGCCTCCTACACTTTCCGTCATATTATTTCTCCTTATGTACTAATTGCATCAACATAGCTAATCCATACGTGGCATCCATTTGA